ATGCGGTTCTTCAGAAATACGATACTCCAAATAGAAACGGTAGATTTTATCCTGAAAGGATTTTAAAAAGAGAAGCCGAAAATTATAAAAAAGCAATTGATAAAGGTTTATCTACTTCAGAATTAAATCACCCTGAATCATCTCTAATTGACTTAGATAGAGTATCTCACATCATTACTGATATTTGGTGGGATAAAAATATTTTGATGGGTAAACTTAAATTGTTAACATCTCCAGGATTTCATGAAAGAGGTATTGTGTCAACTAAAGGTGACCAAGCCGCTAACTTAATGAGACAAGGTGTAACAATGGGAGTTTCTTCAAGAGGAGTTGGTTCTTTAAAAAAGGTTGGAGAAAGAAATGAAGTTCAAGACGATTTTGAGTTAATTTGTTTTGATTTAGTATCCTCACCATCAACACCAGGTGCTTATTTATTTTCTAATCCTGATGATAGAAACAAGTATGAGGAAAATTTAGAAGAAGAAATAAAGCACAAACAACAATCTCAACCAGATTCAATGGATAAGTCTCTTGACTTAATGAAAAAATTGAACGATTTTTTGGGAAAATAATATTATGGACGAAAAATTTTTTGTAGCAAAAATTCAGTATGACTTACCTGATGAGAATTCTGGTAAAATCAAAAAAATTAGAGAAGAAAAACTTGTTAAGGGTTTTTCAGTGACAGATGTGGAAGCAAAAGTCACAAAAAGATATGAAGGTTTTACTCACGATTGGAGAATAACCTCAGTTTCGGAAAGTAAAATTGACGAAGTAATTGAATAAAGTGGTCTTGTACCACTTTTTTTATTTTAGAACATATTTATAGTAAATTAAATAATATGTTATTCAGTTGCTCATTACAAATATCAGGTGTGAATTCAAATAAATTAATCAGCGGAAATACTTGGAGTAGTTGCGCTGCATACCTTGAAGGAACTGGTGATGCTATCAGTTCTATTAATATTCAAAACCAAATTTTTATTGGTAATAACACATCTTCAAGTGAATCTTATAATGTGGGTTTAAAGGATAATGTTACAAGTATGAGTTCATCATATATAATCTATGACACTTATAATAATGTTATTTCTTGGGTGAATTCTCAAACAGGAAAAAGCTTACAAAACTTACAATATCAAAATAGACCGTTTGTTCAAATATAAAAAATCAACTTTTTTATGTTTTGACACTATTTATTAGTTAAATAATTAAATATTTTCATGCAAGAAACTAAAAAAAATCCAGTTGAGGAGGCACTTATTCAAATGAAAAATGTTGAAGAAGCTATCGCCGAGAATGCAAAAGGAATACTTGCTTCTACTATGAAGGAAGAAATCAATCAATTAGTAAAAGAATCTCTTTCTGAACAAGATGAGGTTGACTTAGATGCTGAAATTGACGTAGATGACACAGAAGATGATGTAGACACAGAGATGGATACAGACATTGATGTTGAAGATGACGTTGATTTAGACGCAGATAATGTGGATGACATGGACATGGATATGGACATGGATTCCGAAGAAACTCCAATAGATTTAACAGACGCTTCTGACGAAGAAATTCTTAAGGTGTTCAAGGCTATGGGTGAAGAAGATGGAATCATCGTTAAAAAAGATGGTGAAAACGTTCACTTAAAAGACAATGACGCTGACGTAGAATATCTCGTAAAGCTTGGCGAATCAAAGGAAAAATCAAAAATAAAAAAAATGAAAATTAAAGAAAACATGGACTTAAATTTTGATGATTCTGAGGATAGTCAAGACGCATCAACTGAAGACGTAATTAATGCAATCTTTGGTGGTGGTGAAATGGAAGAAACTGAAGACATGGAAGAAGAGTATGGTAGTAAAAAGCACGAGTTCAAAAGACGCGGTGGTCACAAAATGGGTGACGTTGACGGACACTACAAAGACTATGAAATGGACGAAGAAGACGACATGGACGAAGTTGTCTATGAAATTGAATTTGACGAAGACGATTCAGATTTTGACCACTACAGAGATGCTGAGAAAGATGATGCTGCTCATATCAGAGATTTAGAACTTGATATGAAACATGACAAAAATCATACTCATGACATGTATGAAGCTGACGACGAAGATGAAGAAGAACTTGACGAGTCTGATGAAATGGATGAGTCTGATGATGATTTGGAGGAATCTTACAACCCAAAATATGTTGGAGAGGGCAAAAAATTAGCAGTAAAAAAACCTAAAGGTGTTGGTCTTGGTCATGGTCCTAAATTCTCTTACAAATCATCTGGTAAAGGTGGTTTTAAAGACGATAAAAAAGAAGGTCCTAAAACAATGGGAACTGGAAAGGCTAAGTTTGAATACAAGAAGGGAGCAAATATGGAAGAAAAATCAAAAGTTGTTAAGAAGGCAGAAACTAAAGAAGCTGCAAGAACTTATGGTAATGGTTCAAAAGAAGGTAGAGGTTTAAGAAAAGGTATCACTAATAATAGAAACTATGTTTACAGTAATAGTGGTGTTAAAGTAGAATCTCTTGAGTCTGAAGTAAAAATGTTAAGAGAAAAGAATGAAGAATATAGAAAAGCATTAAATGTTTTCAGAGAAAAACTTACTGAAGTTGCTATATTCAACTCAAACTTGGCATATGCTACAAGATTGTTTACAGAACATTCAACAACTAAAAAAGAGAAAATCAATATCTTAAGAAGATTTGACGATGTTGAAACTCTTAAAGAATCTAAAAATCTTTACAGGTCTTTAAAAGATGAGTTAGGAAAAACAGAAACTAAATCAGTTAATGAATCAGTTGAAAAGACAATCAATAACACAATGTCTTCAGGTTCAGCGACAACTTTAATTGAATCAAAAACGTACGAAAATCCTCAATTCTTAAGAATGAAGGATTTGATGACAAAAATAAAATAAATAAAACAAAACAAATACTAAAATGGGAGCATTATTAGAATCAGGTCTTGTTGGTAACATCGGTCTTAAGCACCTTAAAGTTATCAAAGAAGATACAATCAACAAATGGGACAAATTAGGCTTTTTAGAAGGTCTTAAAGGTCACATGAGAGAAAACGTAGCTCAACTTTACGAAAACCAAGCATCATTTTTAATTAATGAAGCATCATCTACATCTGATACAGGTGCATTTGAAACAGTTGTTTTCCCTATCGTTAGAAGAGTTTTCTCTAAATTATTAGCAAACGATATCGTTTCAGTACAAGCAATGAACTTACCAATCGGTAAATTATTCTACTTTGTACCTAACATTCAATCCTACGAAACAGGTGGTGGTCAAGATGACAACACAGGAATACATTATCCTCCTTACGGAGCACCAAGTGGTCCTGCATCACCAAACGCTGGATATGATTATAATACAGGAAGAGACCTTTATGATAGATTCTACGAAGGTAACGAACCTGCATTAGACCCTCCAGGTTTATATGATTATTCTAAAGGACAATTTAGTTCTATCACATCTGCAGTTACTTCTTGTGTTACAGCACAATGGAATAACACAACGTTAAACTTAGACGCAGCAGCATACGCTTTAACTGATTACAGAAAAGTATTAGTTATCATGTCAGGTTTTGCATCTGTAGCTGCTGGAAAATTAATTGGTCCAGATGGTAACCCAATTGATACTGAAGCTTTCTTAGCTGATTTAACAATCAATGGTGTTTCTACAAATACAACAACAGCAGGTGGAGGTCCTTACTTATTCAGAGTTGTAACTCAAAGATATGGTAAAGGTATTGTTCAATACGGTAACAATAACCAAAACTTAGTTTTCCCTAATTCATTAACAGATGGTGGTCAATATGACAACATTTGTGATGTAAACGGATTCATTTATTTGGAAGTTGATTTACAAGTACCAGTATGTATTACTTGTGGCGGTTCTATGGACGGTTACACAGGTTCTACATTCTCTTCTTCTACAGCGTCTAACAACGCGTTCTCAGCAACTTATAGAATTTATAAGAACTTAGAATTTGAAGATAGAATTGGTGAAGTTTCGTTTGACCTTATGTCAGTAACAGTTTCTGTAACTGAAAGAAAATTAAGAGCTCAATGGTCTCCAGAAATGGCACAAGACGTTGCAGCATTCCACAA